CAATGGAATGTGGTCTTCTCACTATTCATAACATCTCTAGCTTGAGATGATCTACTACATTTATCAAATAAACAATATGTAATAGCGTCTAATAATGCGCTTTTACCTGATGCATTAGGCGCAAATAATCCATAAACACCTTTCATGTTAGTAAAATCTACTGAGTTATCTAAACCGTAGCTGAACATATTACTGAATTCAAACCTCACAGGCTTCCATGTCAAATTTCTGAATACATCTACTTGCGGTATTGTGCTGTTTAATTCTTTATTTATTTTTTTAATAGTTTTAATAGTATCATCTTCTAAGACAAAGTTACGCTCTAGATAATCGACTATTAATTTATTTTGATAATTAGTATCTCGAACATCACCTAAACCTGCATCTTTAGCATTCCTATCACCACTTCGCTGATCTGATAGTCTATCCGTTCGTATGATAGCCACATCCTTTAATTTAGACGTCTTACGAATTTTAGTTAAGATTTTTTTAAGCTGGGATTCTTCTGTTTTACAAACTTTAATACGTAACCTAGGATATTTAGGCATTACTATCTCGTCTACTATTTTACCATCATGTATCTCAAGAGTTACATAAGCATAATCGTTTTCAATAATCCTATATTCAGGTTTACGATTTTTTACATCCCATAATATATATCCATGATTAGTAGGATGTTCACCCCAATTCTGACATACCAGAGAACCTGCGTACGCAATAGTTTTTGCTTTGTTAAGGTATTGTTGCTTATGTATATCACCGAGCAGGACCATGTCGTATCCGTTAAATATATCTGAGGTAACTTCACCTGGTAACTTAAATCCAACATCAGTAGTTGCATTTTCAACTGAACCGTGGTATAGAGCTAATTTTGTTTTTTCTGTTTTAATATTTTTAGATAGGATATAATCCTCTGGTTGATCGAATACAGACATTACATTAAATACACAATCAGCTATCTCATAAGTACCATTATCTTTTAGATAATAAAAATTATCTAGATTAAGTGAGTCAACGATAGGTGATAGTGCATCTAATCTACTTTTATTATTTAGATTGCAATCATGGTTACCTGCTATAAGAATTGTAGGTGCTATATTACTTAACTTAGTAAATAAATCACTCATCATCTCGATAAGTTCAGGACTCATTTCTGTCTTAGCGTGCGCTATATCTCCAGCTAAGTATATTAAAGAATTCTCTGGTAAGTTATCTTTTAGATCTTTATACAATTTCCTGAATACTTGCTTATATTCTTTATGACGTCTTAAGTTTCGTATATGAACATCAGCTATATGTGCTATATGCTTTATATTTTTAAATCCTACATCTATTTTATTCAAATCATTTTCTCCTTTATCTTCATCTCCATTAACTGGTATGCGGTTAAATCCTTACTATCATGTATTATTGTATTAATTCTAGAAAATCCTAGATCACTCGGATCTTCATCTTGTAGATCAATTAATGTAACTGATACACCATTATTAATGAAGTATTCACAACTTTGTAAAGCTTTAGAGCGAGCGTCTCTATCTAAAGCTATATTAATATTTTTAACGTTATTCTCTACTACTGCTTTTTTAAGCTTCTCCAATACTATTTTTCCAAATAGTGGTATTGCGTTACGCTTTACAGCTAATGCATCGAATACACCTTCAACAACTGTTATTGGTTGACTCCAATCAACGTATAATTCAAATCCTATAATATCTTTTGATACTTTAGGGTTTTTATGTTTAAAGGTTGCATCAGTATAGTATGATCTACCTGTGAAGAAGTTGAGTATACCATCTTCGTCATAACTTGGAATTATTACCATCTTATTATACGGCCCTGATTCACAATACCCAATATTATATCTTAAGATATCTTCACGTGAAATATTACGCTTCCGTAGATAACTCAGTGCATTCCAAAACTCCGGATTACTACTCTCTACATGTAAAAATGATTTGAATTCTTGAGGTAGTGCTAGATCATCATATGCTTTTTTAACTACTGATGGTGATATATAACCAGTAAATTCTTGTAGTTTTTCAAAATGCATCTTAGATGCTTTAAGCTTTTTAAATAAATGAAATAAACTTCTTCCTTTTACACCACAAACCCAACATTGCCACATATGAGTACGTAGGTTTACTTGTAGTTTCTTTTTAGAATGGTGACAAAATGCACAATTAAACGATACTTCATCATTTTGTAAAGATCTGCCTCTATTAAGTAAGGACTCAAGTAGGGTTTGAAGTTTTTTAAGCATATAATAATATACGAAAATAATCTAAATAAACAAACAGTTTTACTAGTTTTTTTCAGTATACCAAGTGGCTGGTATTGATTTATCTGCCCATACTATTCCATGCTTATTACAAAAGTCTGCATAAGTCGTTTTACTACCTTTTCTAATTTTACCTTTGGAGTTTTGGAATACCATTCTAATATCTAAGTCTGGGTGTTGTTTCTGTATAAGAAGGTGTTTTTTACGGTCTTCAAGTACCCACCTACCTTTAGTTTCTACCAAAATACCATTTGGTAAAGTAAAATCAATTGTATAAGTGTGAGTTGTTTCTGGTTTAATATACGGGATTACAGTTACTTCATATTCAAATTTAATTTTAGCTTCAGTTAATTCACCTGAAACTTTATGTTCGAATCCGCTTCGATACCCGTGCTTAATAGCATTAGCTCGTGATTTTGAAATTTTTCTTGCCATAACTTATTATATATAAATAGGAATATTATCTATCAAACTTAACTACAAACGTCATATCAACGTTTTTCAGTTTCTGTATAGGTCTAGCTAGCTTAGCAACTGCAAGCAATCTACCACTATCATCGTACAATCCGATAGTAGTTACATACGGATTAAAAGTAGGGTCGGTTGCGAAATCAGCTAATTCTTGAACAGATAATATATCTTTACATGGTCCAAGACTGGTTTTACGAGCAGTTGGATTGGTTGTTAAATTGAAATCAGATGACTTACTGTGACATCTAATCTGCTGCTCAAATAACTCTCGAGTATTTTGAAATTTTAACTTGAAGTTATTACTAAAAATTGCATTTGAATTATTTCCAACTACTGCTGTACCGGCATGTAGTGATCCAGAGAAATACATCGGGTAATGTGTATTAGTTAGTGCAAGTATACCGTGTTCATAAAATACATTTCCTACATTATTAGTTTGATAAGCTGATGGGGTATTAAAGTTGTTATCGTATAAAGAAAATATTTCAGTTTCTGATAGTGAAGTGTCGTAGAATCTTATCTCATCTAAGGACCCGCTAAAAGGATTTTGAGGTGGAATAATATTTGAAGTTGTAGCTGGATGATATCTGGATCCAGTAGCCCATGCTGCACCGTTATCTCCTAAAAATATATCAGATATATTATCAGTACATTTTAAAGTATCAGAGATTTCATTATCTAATATACCGTTTATCCAGATAGATACATCAGTACCTTTTTTCTGGATGACTACATGGTTATCAATATGTGGATGTAGAGCAGTTTTTATTCTAAAAAAGTAGTACGATCGCCATCAGATCTTTGTAGCACTATTGTATTTAATAATGATCCATCTAAACACCCACCAGTTGCATCAAATAAAGCTCCATCCTTTTCATATGAAGTATTCTTTAACTGGATATGGTATGGGTAATTTATCTCCATAGAGCGATCTTGAACTTCCTGCATAAATTTTTCACCAGTTGCAGCATTCTTTAATTCTTTTTTTCCTAAACCTAGCTTACCTATTAATGTTATATAATCTCGTCCTGCAGTAGATCCAGATATTTGATTATAACATATTTCAGAAGTTCCACCTGAGCCACCATATTCACCTGTTGTATTATATGCTTGTACATCTGTAATAGTATTCACTCCTGGTATTTGATTTTCTGGGATCTTAATCCAGAAGCTAATTGCAAAACCGTCCTCACTACCGAGATTTAATTTAGATGTATGTGGTATACGTATGCTACCACTATTATTAAATTGTGCTCTTATACCTGTAGGTACATCAGTTTGATAAAAATTTATTGCATCAGCATTCCTTAATGAACCACTTTGAGCTCTTACCGCAATCCCTGGAATAAATTTAACTTTATCAGCTATTGCAGTATTTTTATATTCAGAAAAATCTTGTACATGTATAGCTCCCATTCCCTTGTGCTGACCAAAATCAATTGATTTACTCATCTGACCTTCAATCGTATATAGTTCGTTAAATCCATAATATGCTAGTAACTTTTTTGGACTTGCAAATGATGAAGTGTGTATAGCTTTATCTATTAAATTACCATACCCATCATCAACTAAATTAAAGGAAGCAGTTACTGGAGGTGTTCTTTCTAATGCCATCTCAGGGTGTATTATCAGGTTAGCTATTTGTGTTTCGTCTAATGTGGATTCATAAAATCTTATATCATCCATTGATCCAGTAAATGCATTTTTTAAAGTATTAGCATTTGAATTATTATCTGCTGCACCAACCCCTACAGATCCAGAAGCTCCAATATACATATGTCTATTATACTGTATTGATGATGTTACAAATCTACTTGTTAGGTTTGACCAATCATTAAATTGACTTTCATTATTATCAATATCTAATGAAGCGGTTGCGTAGCCTACCCTTTTAATATACTTGTAACCCGTCGCCTCGGTTGGATCTGGTCGATATATTCTTAATGTGGTTTTAGCCGCTCGTCCCCATGGTGGTAATTGCTCATAATATGAACCTGAGGTACCTGTTGCAACATCACCTGGCCAGAATTCTTGTGTAACTGAGATGAAGTTGTAGGATCCGGTTGCGAGTGCAAATCCTTCACTAACTGCATCACGTGACGCTGAAGTTGTACAATTGCTACCTGTTGCGCCCCAGAACATTTGAAGTGGGACTATACCTTTTGGATTAAAAGCGCTTTCAGACATAGAGCTAGTTAATATATTTAATTCAAAGTATGAATTTTTATCTCTTGTTATAATAGTACTTTGCCCAGGAGCTCCAGTAACATTACCCGCACCTTTGTTCCAATCCATAGGATTTACCCACATAGTGACTGTGTAGGATGGCATCCCGTGTTTTTCATTATCAAGCTCTTCATCTGACCACCAGTTTGTGTTAGATATCCCAGCAAAGGACTCACCATCCCTTAATAGTATACCATTTCCTACATTATACGGTATATTATCAATTACAGTGGTACTGCTTACTTTAAAGTGTATACTACCAGTACCAACTTTACCTGAAGCAATTGATGAACTTGCTATTGCGATCCCCGAAATTGAACCTGCTCTTGCAAGATTAATATTTGCATTAAACCTACTACTATCAGTAAAGCGGCTTGCTGAAGTTTCAAATTTAAAGTGACCTGTTAAAATTGGTGGAGTTGTATAAGTTGCTTCAGATGGGGATGGTACCACTCTTTGTCGATCAATAGCTAGTGAATCAATATAGTGATCAGTCAGGTTTACTGACCCGGATTTAATTCGAAGATCATATAACGGGGATGGAATAGATATAACGTGTGCTTGCTTTTGTAAAAATCTATCCTCTTTTTCTGGTATATTACCTCCGAAATTCTCAGCTGGTTTGTCAACTCTTGAATAATATAAATGCTTTATACTATCAAAAATAATAGATTTATATGTACCGTTAGGATTAGTTTCTTCTAAATCTAGAGCTCTACCTCTAACTGAGTCTCCAAAGCTCCAGGAGTGGTGTGTAGCACTTAATATCTGTACACCATAACCGCAACCACTACCAGAGTAGTTAGTTGAATCTATAGTATAATTTTTATGTACATTAAATGATGTAATACTAACATCATTAGAATCTATTTTTTTAAATACTGACATACGTAATCTTTTTATATATAAAACCCTCTATAATAAATATAAAGGGCTTATATAGTTAGGAAAGATATCTAAAGTTATTAATTTTAAAAATCAAGTTTTACTTTTATTAAAGCTTATCTATCAAACGATTTAAGTAAAGGTTTACTTAGTTTAGCTGTTGCAAGTAGTTCCTGTTTATCGTTATACATACCTACAGTGGTAATATATGTCTTTGGATCTTTAATCATAGATGCGTGTTGAAGCGCTCCTAATGATCCTGTTGTATATGTTGGATTATTACTAAAGTTATAATCTGCATTTTTTACTCGTATATAATAGAAAGTTGATGTTACTTCTTCTTCATTACGTCCTTGAAATCCATAAGTAGAATTATACTCTGCTGATCCAGATATCGCTCTAAATATTGTTCTGTTATAATGGTTGTTAAAGTTAGATTTGGACATCTCAGTAGCTACATTACCTTCTGGAACCACACCTCTTAATTTTAATCTTCCTGGATTAAGTACTATAATTCCTAAATCAGGGTAAACTAATCCGTACCCACCTTTACCTGCATCATTAGAATCTGCAATTAGCTCTCCATTAGCTATTGTTCCACTAACTACACTATATACTCGCTTACCATCCTTAATAGTTGCGCTTGCTCCACCACTATTGTCAATAAGCTTAGTTATATTATTACCAGTAGTTCCTACATTTACTGATCCATCAGCTGCATCTACACTTCCACTTAATACTAACTCCCAGTTTCCTGGATCTAATTTTTCTTTAAGACGACCTCTTTGGAAGTTTATTACGTAGATATGATCTTCATTAGCTGAATTACCAAATGTAAATGTTGTATCACCTGGTGCTAGAACTATATTTTTATATTGTGTATAAACTGCTTTAGTAGGAAAATCTTCGTTAATTATCTTACTACCACTTCCATGCTTATGACCATATGCTACTGCAAATTGGACTGATGAGCCTGCTGCGTCTGATGCACTATTGTATGTATCCCAGTAATACCTGCCTGCATTTGAACTTGTCTGAACTGATGATGTATGAAATGTTACTAGCTCACCTACACCGTTTGACCATAGACCTGCAGTTACTTTTTCTTTTCTATTTGATATAATATCATTAGCTGGATCAAGTCTTGAATATATTTTTCCAGTTGTAGTCTTTTGAGCGAGTGCATCACGTTCTACTACAATCTGATTAGCAAGTTTCTGTGCTTCTCTAATAATAGCACCTCGTGCAGAGTCTGCTGTTGACGGTAATCCATCAACCTGACGTCTTTCTTCTTGTAATTGATTCTGTATTGCCTTTACTTCTGCAATTTCTTTTTCTATCTGTGCTTTTGTTTTTTTAGCCATTTTTATTCCCTATTAATTATAGATTACCACCTGATGTTGCAACTTCCTGCTTATTAACAGTTACTGTTACTGTTGATCTACCACCAGTCTCGTTTCCTATAATAGTTAATGTAGCTGTTTTAGTCTCTAGTGGTTGATTCCTTGCAACTACTCTAAAACTAAATCCTACTGCAGTAATTGATTGAGCTGATTCATCATCACCAACAAACGTTGGTACAGTAGCACCTTGTAGTAGTAGGCTTCTTACTGCTGTACCTACCTCTAGGTATGCTACATCTGAATTACTTAATATAGCTGTATAACCTAGTGTTGAATTACCTCCTTCAAAGTTAGAAGTATTAGGTTTAATTTCAACTGCATCACCACCAGCTACTAGAGTAACTGATGATTGTGGTACTGTTATAACAGGTATACGTGTAGTGCTTTTTCTTAAAGTAACTAACTTATATTTCATAGTCTGTGTTTCATCAGGAATAGCTTCTATTAACGGCATATTATCAATTGCAATTCCGTAATAGTTAGTACCTAATGAATGTGCTGGATTCCATAAACTGTAGTCTATCTCGTCGTCTGCTAATGCAAATTGAGTTATCTTAAAGTCATCTGCCCCTTTTGCTAAAATTTCACGCCCCTTCTTGGTTAAGATTGCGTCTACTGTAATTGATGTGTTATCTAAATATCCCATGTTATTCCCTTTTGTTATTGTGTCTTTAATAAATATGATTAAATTATAAAAATTAACGTTTTTTATTCAATACTTAAGTTTCCGCCAAATCCAGCATCTGAACTGATTAATTGATTTGGATCACCAATTGTAAATGATACAACTGGACCACTGTCTGGAGTGGATTTACTATTAATATTAAAATCTGATCCTTTTAATTGAGTACCTATATATTTCAATCTATTAAATCCAGTATTACCGTCAAGATTATAATCTGATACTTGAGCAGCTTTTAAAGATTTACTAGTTGCAAATAAGTTAACTGAACTTCCATTTTCGTATGACTTACCTATTGATGCACTCTTGGTGTTACCATTATAGAAGTATTCATTAGTCATTCTAGTTTCTGAAGTTCTTTGATTACTAATAAAATCCATACTACCTGATTGTTTCCACCCTGGTGTTTTTACTTTAATATATGTTCCATCACTTTGCTTATGTAATCCTGTAAAGCTGTAAGGTGTACCTATCGTTTGATTCCCAACTTTTATTACGCCACCTATATCAGATACAGGGGAGTTGGTTTGATGTGAAACAACACAACTAGCATTATGCTGTGTAAGTGTAGATGTACCGACTGGAGTTGTTTTATTTTGCTGGTTACTTAAAAGTATTAGCGGTGAACCATCTGCAGTTTTTATACTGCAATCGATAGTAGTACTAGTAGGTACATGTTTATCTGATTCTGGTACGAATTGCTGAAGTTCTGCAGAAGGTGTAAGTAGTTTAGCTAATGCACCTGTAGTTGTTTGAGGTTCTAATGCAAACCCATACTGAGCAACCTCAGGTTCTGCACAACTAATTTTTGTAGGTGCTTTAGCTCTATTAAATGATGATGCATTTAATGCTATATTTTGTGATTTTGTATCACCAGAAATCTTCATCTGACCTCTACTAGAAGCTTTTGAGCGCTCTAAAAAGTGTGGTTGGATTATAACTCCTAAATCTGCATTTGCTCTAGCTGGTAGGTATTTTTTTAACATAGTAAATAGAGACATATCATATAATTTTAATTCATTTAGATATGCTGCTTTATTATTTTCTGTATTATACTTTTTCCAATATATATCGTTTAATCGTTGTAGATCGTTGTATGTATCATCATACGCTTGCTGTGCATCACCAATGTAGTCATCTAATTGCAGTCCACCAATATGATCAAATATGTCTTTATTAACCTGATCAGTTGGTGAGAAATAAATACCAAGTTTATTACTATCTAATGCATATTTATCTGATGCTGGTTTCTCAGCACGAGAAGTAGGACTTAAATTACGTAATAAACTGTTCTCTTCGCGGCGAATTTTATTACTAGTGTAGTTATTTGGTCCAAGCTCTGGAGTATCTATATAATATAACTCTTCTGAGTATCCGTATTGAGGTAAATTTGGATAATTATTAGCTGATCCTGAAATTGAAAATAATTTACTAGTATCCCAATATTTAGCATTGCTCCTTTGATCTGGATGTAAGCTAGCTATATTTATTGATGCAGATGGTGAGTGTAACCCTCTACTACCTGACCAATGATTTACTTTGTCACTTAATTTTAATCTCAGTAATAAATCGCTATATGTAGTTAATCCGTTAGAGGATGCATATGTTTCTGGTGATAATGTATGTGATTCTAAAGCTTGCTTAGATAGTGGTCCTGCGTAATATCTAAGCTCTTGCATAGAGCCGTGAAATTGTTGACCAAATACTGGGTTTATAGATTCAGCAAAATTAACTGCATTACTAGAGGTAATAAACCCACCAAGGTACGCTTTTTTTGATCCTGTTAAGCTACCTGACCATGAATTATTTATAGATGATGACATAAAACCGCCATCAGCATAGCGAGAGCTACTACCCGTCACTATTAAACTACATGATATTGCTTGATCCAGTGTACCATGTTCTGCGCGCATAGCTACTAATTCATACTCAAAATTACTACCACTATGGTAGTTGCTATTAGCTTTTCTATTTAGCATTAATGTCCACCACCCATCACCAGACTCCTTACTATTACCTTTTTCAAAGATTTTAGCTTTTGCAGTATTAACTGAGTGATATCCTGCTCCTAATGAAGTAGCATTACCAGAGCTTGACATAACTAAACTAAAGTGACCATATTCTGTTAAACCTTCTGGTTGATTGTTAGTTTTTAAAGCACTAGAGAAGCTGCGATGTAATACTACACCCATATCATTATTAACTTGCCATAGTGATTGACTTACAGACACACCACTTGCGTTAGGTACAAACTTAGACTCAGGCCATAATCTAAACTCAACTGCATTAGGTGTAACAGCTTCTACTACGTCAACTCCACCTGAGCTATACCTTACTGGACTTATTGCGTTAACTGTTCCATGATGTGGTCCCCAGAATGTAGATACTGATTGACTGTTAAAGTTTAAGCAGTATTTAAAATTACGCTCTTCATATAATGAGGTTTGACCACTCTTTACACTAGAACCATATTCATTTATTGGTAATATATGTTCTGGAATACCATAGCAATTTATTAACCCTCTAGTACCAATTTTAGTTCCTTTAGTTTTTAATAAAAATGGTAGGTTATTTATTATACGTTTCCAGACCTCTGCTGTACGTTGTTTAGAAGACATCGTCTGAATAGAAGCAGTAGGATTATTTTGAACTCTAAATCCATCATCACCTTTCCCTAACTTGTATTGCCATAAATCTTGATTTGGATCACCATCTATTAACTCAATACCAAAAGATTTACCAATGTGGTAAACAATATCATCTGATAATCCTAACTTTCCTTAAAAGTTTGTATTATGATCTCGTTTAGACATATCAGTAAAGTACCGTGCGTATGACCACCATATATCATGTGCTTGACCAGTCATATCTAAAAATCTTAAATATGTCTCGTTATCGTCTTTACCTCCATCGTTAATAAACTCTGGGGTAGTTTTTCTTAACATATTTTGGTTTTGTTTATCAAAAGCACTAGCAGATGCTATTGCTTGTGTATACCATGTATTAGATGTTGAGTGAGTTACATGTAGTAGTTCATAGTTAGGACCAGGCATAAAAATACTATGCACTGCCCAATCAAATAATTGATCTACACTCCAATCATAGTAATCATCTGTCCATCTATCATTTTTGTAGGATCCTGAGTATTTAGGGAATGGAGTTATAGTTGATCTAGACCAATCATGTGACCCACCCTCACGAGAACCTGATTTAGTAATATACTTGCTGTTTGATCCGCTTTCAAAGTATAGCCATTTTTCAAAATCATCAAACTGATTTATTAACTCAACTTTTTGAGTAACCCAGCTTTTTTGATATTGTTTTGCATATTTAGAACCATGTGATCCTGTATACTCATATATGTATATATCAGAAGTTGAATATTCACTGTAATCGAATTCACGAGCTTTACTATCAAAATGATTAATCTTATTAAGTTTCTGTTTAAAGTTTACTAATCGCTGTTCTGCAGAACTAAAGTGAACATAATTTTCAAATACCGAATAATCAATATTTAATTTCATACCATCTAAGCTTGAGCTAAAGGAGTTTTTTAGTTCTGATTTTATATCACTATCTATACCGAGTAATTGATTGTAGCTTTTATACTCACCCTGAACTTGAGCTGTTGTATTCAGACTTAAATCAAAGTTTGGTCCTGCTATACTGTTTCCTATTAATTCTAGAGGTTGATCTAATATAACTTTATTACTGACAGGTTGAGTTGCTTCAGCTAGTAACCAACATTTAGTATCAGCTACTATATCAGCTGGTATTGGTTGATAAGTTTTTAATAATATTGTATGTGGGTTATCTGGATCAAATGGAAATACATCATCTACTAACCACGCGACTGCTTGATCAATACGATTATAACCAAAATTGATATGTATGTTTGTCCATAGGGGATTATTTGGTATAGCAGCTAGGTTGTTATAAGGACCAGTAACTCCAGAGGTTGATTTTAATTGCTGAAATCTACTATAAAAAGCTTCTAGCTCCGGGCTTGCATTAGCTTCACTATCTTCAAATATAGTTGGTAGTAACCTTACCTCTTTTCTATCTTTACTTATGGAATGTACTTTAAATTTAGGTCCTACAGGTCCTCCAACTGCATCTCTATGAAAATTATATATTACTGTATATGCACCATTTGTTAGATTTAAAGCTTCTAAATCTTCTTTAATCTGTAGGTTAATTTGAGGCATACCCTCAGAATCAGTATCAATAGTCCAGTTTTCAGCTTTATGATTTGAAAAAAGTCGTTCTATATTTGGGTCATATATATGATATTCAACTCTATCGTGTGGACTTTTTCCAAATAGAGGTGACATCATATAGCCACCAACGTTACCACCTAATGCGTCTAGATCAGTATCATTAAAATATTGAGCTGAAACTTGGGTAGTCGCATTTGATATATCGATTAAATTTGAATACTGTGTTGGCATTATAATTTCCCTACTAATTCATTAAAAGTTGTATCTATAGCTTTTCGAAAATCTTCCTTTATAAAAGCTTGACTTCGTAAACTTGTTTTTAGTATTGGTGAATCTTGTGTAATTAAAATAACACCTGATGTGTTTCGTATAATATCAGTATTATTAGGTTGATTTCTAATAACAATATCTTCATCTGTACCGAGAGGTGTATCAGACGCTAACGGTCCTAAGACTCGCCTGCTCTCTTTTTTAGCAAATACAGTAGGATCCTCAATCGTTAATATTAAATCACTCTCTACATCTTCTGAGAACGGTCTAACTATTGGATTAGGGCTATTAGGATTTACTAACTCTCTAGTTGCATTTAATTTTATTGTATTACCTTTTGGCATTTTAATTTTACCTTGAGATTCTACTAGCTCTCTAGGAACTTCAAATATCACCTGACCATGTGAGTCTAAAAACTTTGACATTAAAGGTATTGGTGGTAGTTTAGGTGTATATGTACAACTACCATCATCTTCAGTAGCATCAGCATCATAATTTAACGCAGTTGGATCTATACAACCTTTTACTGGGTCAGGGGCTTCATATTTACACAGACTTGCATCATTAATTGTAGCTTCGGGATCGTAATTTAGTGCGTCTGGATCCATGCATCCCATTTTAACTTTAAAAAGTTCTTGAGCTTTTACTGTTTCAAAATTAAAAGAGGCGGATATAGGTTGTGATGCAACATCAACATTAATCTCATTAATAATTTCAATATTTATAGCTTGAGCACTAGCTTGCTTTTCACAACTTGCTTGATTATCTAATAATAACTCAGTAGGTGTAATTGATGCAGGTGCTTGAACTACATCCTGTTCCGTTACTACTTTCTCCGCTACTGGATCAATTTTTGTTTCTATTTCAGCTACTACTTCCTTTGACTCTTCTATAATCTTATCTACCTCTGCAGAGATGGATTGTGTAATAGGTGTCTCCCCTCCAGTTGTTGTTGCAACACCTCTTACCATTTGTTCATCATGTTTTAACCCCAAGAAGGTCATAAGACCTGCTTGATTTCCAGCAGTAGAGAAGTTGGGATTAGGTCTTGGAATTGCCATTACAAATGGCGGGTTACTAATAGGTACATTATACCATACCATAGGTGGCTCATATCCCGGAAAATTACCACCCATCTTAGCATTTAGATTTTGTATTTTAGCTGGGCCCCAGTTCCCTGCATGAGGGTTCATTGGTCCAAATTGTGCAGTTGATGTATTTTGAGAAGCATTTGCTTGAGTTACTGATCCTGGATTTGCAATATTTTTTGCTTGATCTACTGTAGATAGTCCTGGAATTGGATTTGCAGCTACTAATGCTTGCACTGCTTGACTTGTATTTGATATATTAGATGCCATTACCTATTAACCCTAAAGTAAAAATTCTCATCATATATTACTACTGATGAATCAGATTGTGTAACTTGAAAGCACATTTTATAATATCGTTCTGGCATAAATGAACTCATTTCGAGCTTAATAAAGTTACCGTCTGAATCACAACTTAGCTTGGTACCTAGATTACTGTATGGTATTACGAACTCCTCCGTTATAGCATCCTTAACACTGTAATATGAACTTGTTGGTAAAAATTTTATAGTTTTATAGTTCGATGAGGTTGCAAAAGTTTTTACAGGGTATCTATCACGTCCAACTATTCTCAACTTTGGAGTTTCCTTCTGTGAATACTCATGTTTTAAATTTTTAAGATATACTACACTCTGATCAGAAGATAGCTCAGTTAACCCTGCTGAGTTAAATGATGAATCATCGTAAACTACCTCCAGTCTAGGTTGATATACTGTGTTGGTTTCTCGTGAGAAAAAACTGTTAGCACCGTAAGGCTCTACACCAGTTTCTTGCGATCCAGATCGTAGTAATATAAACCCGTCATTCTCACCGTTTATTTTCATTTTTGAAACTCCTGTGTAATTACTACCTGTTCCTATTAAATAGTTAACAACTGGGGTAATATCCATCCTTAAATCAGCTGATTCATGATTAAATGATTGTGAGCCATATGCTTCATGGTACCAGGTTCCACCACCTGTAACGCTTGAATATACCATAGTTGATCCAGCGGTTAAAACTGAATCAGGAGTTGAACCATCATTATTTAGCGAGCGTGAAGTCCATTGCACATCTCTAGCTGATATAAACTCAGTTGTTGGGTGCTCCTTATTTCGATAAGTCCAAGAAGATCCAGCTTTAGTGAATTGATTAATACTTACTGGGTCAATTTTTTTACCTGTACCAGTTACCCATGATTGTGATACTGGATACGCAATTAAGGTATATTGAAGTGGTACTTCTCGAGTACTAGTTTGATATAGATTCAAATAGTACTTAGGATTAATAATATCTCCAGATAGTATAGAACTACTTATTGATGACAGCGGAAATTTTATTAAAACTCTAGAGTTAAATATCCCTGCTGAAGAGGATACTTTATGTAATTCTAGCACAGGATCTAATCCGGTATTCATACTACCAGTTTTTTCATAAATAGTAGTATCAGCGTCAGCGTATATTGATTTAATCATAATGTTTTTCTCCTAGATGCTAACAACTCGACCTTTAATATCTGAATCGGGAAATTTTATTTCAAATATACTTGGGTCTAGTGATGGATATAATACACCATCACGGGTTGCTTGTTTTATATCGTAAATATTACCTGAATAACCATCTAGTGTATCATAGAAGTTATAGAATTCTAATTTAACAATGCTTTGAACTCCCATAATAGATGCTAGTTCTGTGTATAAATCTGCAATTATAATTGGTTGGTTAATCTGCATTTTATCTATATGCAGTAAACTCTTTATTGCGTTAATACTTGTTATTAACACTTCATTACTATTAAATCCTGGAAGGGTTATTATCTCGTAATCCAATCCTAAGTTTATTACAAATGCATTTTTTATATTTACTGAATCGGTTAGTAACCTATATGGTGATATATAACTCTTAATGTTTTCTTTAGTAGCTGGATTTGTATTAACTAATTGCTTATTTGAATCAAATGATAATGTATAAAGATTTATTGCAAAAGGGTTACGTAAACGGTTATTAGTATCACTTATGTTTAGCTTTTCATCTTGTGTTACATATACTTTTGCTATTGAACCATACTGTGATGGCATTGTCATTGTTCGTATCATATAATCATCCTTACTAACAACTCTACCTTGAGCGTTAAAAAATGCAAGAGCATTATTACGAACCTCATCAGCTGATTCTTCACCTCTACCACCTTGAGAGGGAGTAGGGTTAGTTGCAGCGGTTGATGCTTTTGTATTATTAAATAAAGTATTATCTAAACCAGAACCATCACTAAAGAACTGTATACTATCAATATCAGTAACATCTCCAGCTGGTACATTATCCTCTGCTCCTAACCCTACAACATATTCAATAGTCAAAGTAGTGTTAGAAGGTGCTTGACCGTATGCATCAGTGTACATAAAGTTAGAGGGATCTAAAAAAGCTTTACTCATTGGAGTAGCTGTTGGAAGTGCTGAGCCTGCATTAATTGGGTTAGGAACTATCTCTTCATCTGGTGAAGCTGAGGTACCTGGTCCAAACTCTAGGATAGTTTTACCGTCTTCACGTACACGCGTAATAAACCTTTTTGATGTCTTCTTTAGCTTTAACATGTAAGGTGTTTCTGTATTATATTCTGTTAATTGTGGATCATTATATTGATTATTTGTTATTTGCTTAAATACAGTATCTTGAGCGAGGTACGGTACCTCGTGCCATTCATTTCCAGATGAATCTGTTACTTTTGTTATAGATATAACATTTGTACGCGTGATAGGTAATCGAAGATATGCTTGTGCTGCTCCAACTGTAAACGTCTGCTTTAACGTTGTACCAGATTCAAAAGATGCTCGCTTTCGTAAAAGGTAATATGTAGGTTCACCAGTTGTATCATCTGTTGAGAATATTGTTATTTCAGTTAAATTTGAAGATCCTGATATAGAGAAGTCAATAGGTAGATCTCTACGAAAGACGGCTTTTTTAGTTGCTTTTACTCTCATACCTCCAGCAATAGCTAGAGCGTATCTAAAGTCTGGCATATTATTTTCACCGAGCCCGATTGCAGGAACTGTTTGATATATGTCTATTTCAACTTGTGATGCTATTGCTTGCCTAGGTTTATACCCTAGCGCTTGAGCTAGTGAAATAATATTTTTTCGTTCAGTTGCATAGGGTAGTAGAGTTTCCTTAAACTGCTTGTCTAAGTAAAAGCTTAATAAATCACCTACATAGGCTGTTGTTTCAAGAAACATCATACCTGGTGATGATTCATTAAAGTCATTAAAGGTAGTTGGGTAGTACGTTTTAGCAAAATCAACTAAATTCTTACGTATAGTCGGAAAATCCTTCCCAATATATTTTATGTCTTTTGATATTTTTTCGTTTACTGATGCCATAATTTTTATGTATTATTTACTGATACACCTCCATTTGAATTAAAATTAAACGTTACTGATGAGAATTTATTTATATCATCAATTAGTGAAAAGGATATCGACACGCTAATGGTGTATTGATCTATCTGTTCAATACTCCTTTGTACATCTATCGATTCAACCTTTACAAATGGTAACCAAAACTTAATAGCTTCTGATAATTCATCATGAACATCGTCTGCTAAGTTTTGCGTATTTTGTCTAAATAAAAACCGTCTCAAATCTGTACCAAACTTTGGTTGCATAAATCGCTCACCTTTATGTGTTAGTAACAAATTAATTATATTAGTCCTTGCTTGATCTAGTGTAGTATAATTTAGCTTAAAATTTGATTGTCCAGAACCAAACGGTAGTGCAATTCCTATACCTATATCATCTCTACCAAACAAATTTGCCATAATTATTTCTTATTAAATTTCTTAACTAATTCACTATAATCACGTGTTAGTGCTTTTGCTACACCAGCATCAACTTGCATGCCTTGACTAGATCTGCCACGTACATCTGTATTTGGAATCATTTCCTCAACTGTCGGTGTTGTTGTAGGATTTCCGTAACCCATCTTAGCAGCTAAAGAATCTCTACTAAATGTATGTGCATTAGGTGCGCTAAATGATTTACCACCCATTGTTGGGTATTCAACCTCCTCTACATTTTCACGTAGCTGACCAGCTGTTTCATTAAGAATATTATTTAACATTGTATTCTTTGTGTATACTACTTGCTCTTTAGGTGTAGTTACCCTGCGCTTAGCTGTTTCAGTTAAACCAAGAGCTTTCTTAAGACCTAACTTTGCTTTACTCGCTGGTTTAGTCTTTTGCTCGTTCAGTAAGGTGCGAACTTCTTTACGTACCTCTTCACGGACAATTTTTCTTATAACTTGTGCTAATTTATTTGTTGTTGACATGTCTTCTCCTCTGAATATACTTTATCATATATAAATATAACTATTTCTAATTTATTGATTAAAATACCTATGAAACCCCCATCCAAGGAATAGGTGTTGGTATAGG